TTTCATAGAGGGTAGTACATCGGCATCGTGGGTTTGACTCTCGTGGTGCGGTGTCATCGCCTGAGTCGAAATTATCATCAAGCTTTATCCAACCCATCGCCTCGTTTGCTTCGCATTCTGGCGTCACCCGATCATCATTGACGGTAGCCCATTGCTTCATCACATTATTGCCATCGTCTTGTAATATTTTCATCGGCGCCCAGTTACCATATTCGTAGGCTGTACCGACCTCGTTGACTGCTATCATTAAAGACCGACTCGGCGAAAAAGCAAATGAATTTTCAATTTGCAAAGCAAGCTCTTGAGGCGAAAGGCCATCTTTAGCGGCTTGAATGAGTAAAGGTTTTAAATTTTCTTTGGTGGCATCGGCCATTTTTGCGAGCATTAAAGGCCGATCAGTCTTTAAATATTCAACGGCTAAAGGGTGGTCAATGTCAAAAGAAATCCCAAATTGCCCTAGCTTCATTTTTTGAATCCGATATTTTGCGCCTAATTTCATTGCATCACTGGCCGCAAATATCACGACCGACTCTAAACCGCTGTTATCGAGATCATCAAAGATTTTATCGACATCGCCATCAATGCCTTTAAAGCTAAAACTTTTTACCAACTTCTTTGACCTCGCAATGATAAACTTCTTTTGGCTCTCAAACTCTTTGGTGACTTTGGCTTGGAGCGCTCTTTCTTTTCTTCGTAGCTGTCGCACGTTTGGCCGTGCCATTGCTTTGCAGAGGTGTTGCAGTAATTCTTTTTCATACATCGAGCAAATTGTTTAGATTTTTTTCGTACAATTTTTTCTTTTTTTCCACGACATCTTTGATTGCTTTCACCTCTTCGCCTAGATCATCAATAATAAATCCGTTAAACATCAGCTCATTTGCAAGCTCGTTGTCGGCTGGCTCTAATCCCCTTGCGGCTCGTGCTTCGTTGATGGTAAGGATGCCCGCCAAAACATCCGCACGGCTCATTTCAGCGACAGCCTTTTCGTCTTCGTAGTTTGAAAGCTCAATCACAAATTTAATTCCGGTAAGCCCCAGTTTTGGCAAAAGGTGTTTGTTTACCATTTCTTCAAATTCGACTTCCTCCGGCCTCACGGTGTCGTTGTAGAAAGCCTTATAGATGATCGCCGCATTGCTATATTTGGTGTCGTCTGTGTAGCCTAATAGGAAAGCATCGACACCAAAAGCCACAACAATTTTCTTTGTGGTAAATTTTCGAGTTTCAATAAACTGCATATCCTTTTGCGATGGCGTGATTGTTTTAATGTCTTTTACAAAAGGGATAATTCCACTCTTGAATGCGTTTTTTGCACCCTTATATTTTGAATCAATCTCATCTTTTAGCTCTTTGTACTGCTCTTTTGTCAGGTCTTCATTAAGAATCATCAAGTGCGCTGGCACGCTGTTGTTTTCGTAAAAAACTAGGTTTGAGCTTTGTGCCGCAATTTCAGCTTGGCCGTCTAAAACGATCGACTCGATCGGTGAAACACCAAGCAAAGGATTTTGTGTTGAAGTATCAAGCGACCAGTGGATTATTTCGTCAGGCTCAAAGTGTACTGGCTCTTGGCCGGGTACTCGTTGAACATAGCCCCTGACGTTAGCGTACTTATCGGCAATGATGGACATTGTGCGGGGGTCAATTCTTCGCAACGCAATAACATCACCTTTCACATTCTTTTCAAGCTGTAAATAAAAATTACCGGCAATATGCCTATCTCTTACCCAGTCATATTTTAGTTTCGAAAATGAATAAGCGGTATCATTTAAAAGCAGATTTGCCTTGTCTGATTCCTGCAAATTCCCCTCCTTTGATGGGTTGCTTGGGTCAATCCACTTGTACCCCTCTTTCGCCACGGCTTTAGCAATTCTCGTGATTGCTCGGCGAATATCTACAAGCTGATTATAAAGCGTGTAGAGGGTATCAAAACCAATTCTAAAACCACCATTTTGTGCATACTCTTGAAAGGTATTCATATAAACGCCGTACCCTAAACGCTGTTTGATTTCCTTTACCTCTTGCCGCCCAAAATAAATTGTCTTATCGGTGAATGGGATTTTTATTTTCATATAAAAAATGGTTTTAAAATGGGGCGTTGTTTAAGTTCAAAGTAAACTCTCATCATTATCGTGTCAGAAATATCAGGTGATCGGCCGAGGTGTTCTTTGACTTCATCCTTGCTAATAATGGCAAGTTTACCCTCTTTGTCGATGTTTTTTTGTTTCACCTGTTCAAGCTCAGCGATCAAAAATTCCCTATCTTCGGCGCTGATCTCTTCAATTTCGATTTTACCTTCATTGACCAGCCTTGCAAGTTCAAAGTAACATTGCGTTTTGAGGTTGCTGTAGTTTTCCCAGTTTGAGGTTTTGGATTTGATAGGGCTAGAGTTATTTACAAAGCCAACGCATCCGGGTAAATGGTCAACCACTCCCCCACCCACGCCATCCTCATCAACGACAACATGCGACCGCCTGATCTGGTGGCTTTCCTCGAATCCCTTGATCTTTGCCACGACCTGATCGGTCGAAAGTTTTGAGTAGCTGTAAATCTTAATGCACTTCAACCCCTGCCAAATTGCAATCACGGTGCGATCATTTCCAAAGCGGGCAACGTCACAAGATAAATATTTGTCATCGCTGGCCTCCGCTTTGTTGGTGAATATGTCTAAGATAGCGTCATATTCCATCAGCTTCGCCGGGTCATCGTCAAACTCCCAATTACCAAAAGCCAACCTTTCCCGGGTCGCCTTATCAGAAATTTTCAGGAGTGAATCAACGTAGGCTTTTGGACACCACGGATTATCTTTTGCGAGTGCTGGCACAAATTGCCGGTAAGGTAACAGCGTGCCTTCTTTCGATGGCTTGTAAAAATCACCATAGAGAAAGTTTTTTGTAGGGTTGCAACTCATTAACAGCTTAACGATCAGCCCGAATTGATCGAGCTTGTAGCGTATTCTCGACCGCAAAACGTCTTTGCATTTACTCCGCACTTCGCCAGCCTCATCAATAAATCCGAAAGTAAACTCGTAAGAGCCAAAGCGCTCATAGTCGGGGTCTGAGGGCATGAAATCAAGATCAAGCAAATAGGTTTCTGAGCCGTTGAGCCACGAAATCACGCTATCTTGCCAGTTGATCTTGTAGTGAATCCCCTGCTTGATTCCCCACTTTCTGCAAACATCAGAAAAAGATTTTAGAGTTGTGAGTTTTAGGCGCTTTAATTCTTTGCGCCCCATAAAGCTACGACATCCGGGGTATTTAAATGCAAACATGATGATCGCAGAAACTCCAAACTCACTTTTTCCGCCACCAGCTCCACCACCGAAAAGCAACTCTTCGGTAATATCATCATTGAGGTGATTGTAGGCTTGGCGTTGCTTCGGTGACATCTGCCAGTTGATCTTCATCGGTATTTTCCGGGTTAAATTCTGATAAAATAAACTCTACTTTGTTGTCGGTGAGCTTATCGCTGAAATCGTTTATTGCGTTGAGATTCCAGTCTTTAAACTTGCGCTCAAATATCCAAGCGTATTTTGTCCATTGCTGTTTTTCTTCAACGAAAGCGGCCATCAATCCCAGCTTTTCGGCTATCAAAGCCTTTTTCATAAGGTGCTGAAATATAAGAAAATCAACTGGCAAATCGTCAAGTTTTCCCTCTTTCAAATATGATTTCCATGTTTTGAATGTACGCTCAGCGACTTGATCGTCTGGCTCTAGTTCTTCGTTTACCAAAAACAAAAGTTCGTCATCGGTAAATATAAAAATGCGCCCTTTATTTTCCTCAAAAACTTTTCTTGTAGCCTCAACAAACTTGCTAATCTTCGAGGGTCTGCCGGATTTTTTTGGCTCCGGTTGTTCTGTATCTTTTGGCGTTTCGTCTGTATTCATCAACGTAATAATTTAATTTTGTTCTGCTTGCAATGTAAACTATTGCGAAGGCTAAGCCAATTAAGGCAAGAAATAAAAATGACGGCGTGAGGGTTTGAGTCCACGAGATTTGAGGAAATCCGGACGGCTGAGCGGCGAATTTGTAGACAAACAAAAATGTTTGAGCGTACAAAAAAAGGCTAATTGGTAGACTCTTCGACATGGTACTCGGGTACGGATTTAAAGAAGTCCTCGCAAAGTTTCCAGCGTTCTTTGTCATTGTCGGCACGACCGCAAAACGTGATAAATTCCCTTAAAAAATCCCCTTTCAAAACAAGCGTGTCGGCTCCAAATTTTACATTGGTGAAGTTGGAGCACTTTTCAACGTCTTGTGTGACTGTGACTGAAATTTCTGAGTCTGACATAGTTTTATTTTGTTAAATTATAAAGCCCTTTGAGAAATAAAGCCCCTGCCTGAATTGTGAGGACGGCGGCAAAGCCGAATTGAATGTCGGTTTTTGCGTTAGCCCAGAAAACGAAAGCAAAGAAGGCGGCCAAAAGCGAAAGTAAAACGCCGATGATGTTGAAAATTTTGTTGTGCATGTGGTGATGTGGTTATTTTTTAACTTTAATATTGAATAATTCAACGATGAATCCCTCTATTTTCTGCCGTATTTCGGCTGTTATGATGCTGTTTTGATGTGCAATGCAAGTCAAAAAGAATATCTTGATGAAACAATCAGCCTCATTTTCCGTTAAAGTGTGCCGCAAACTTTCCAAGATGTAATAATTATCCCCGGTGAATTTGAGTAAATTTGGCCTGATATGCTTTTGCACGGTTTCGTTTGTGCCGTAGACATCTAAAGCCATACCAGTAAGCTCTAGCCACGCCGCACCATCCAAAACGCCCATATCTACCAACGACCGGAAAAAAGAGCCTACAAACAAAAAATTAAAGTGATTTTTGGGGTTCATGTTTGATTGATCGAGCTTGGCTTCGTGTATACCACCTCGGGCAATAAAAGTTCGTGCCATCTGTTTGAGATGCCGTAAAAAATCTTTAGGATTATTTCTTGTGTTCATGTTGTTTGGTGAAATGATGATAAACTTTATAGATTAAATGTGTCAACCTGTGGCCTCATCTGCTCGTTTCTTTTCCCGCTTGGTGTAGAAATCCAAACACTCAATAAATTTAAACTCGTTGGTGCATGTTGAATTTGTGAGTGCGAGCTTTATGATTTTTTCCGGGTAATCTTGTAGATACTTACCAACCTTGATATTGACCACAACTTCCTTTTTGTAAAATTGCCCTAAAAACTTCCCTAAATTTTTTTTAAGATTTGCGTCAGCAAATAAATATTTCTTTTCATTCTTTAATTCTTTACATTCTTGTATAGTGCTCATTTGTTGCTCATTTGTTGCTCGTTTGTTGCTCATTTGTTGCTCATTTCGGTGCTCACTTTGTTGGTACATGTGCCAGTTTTTAATGGTTATAAGCCTAGATTTGCTACCTGTTTGTTGCTCGATTTGATGCTCGGAAATGAACCACTTTATGATCCTTTCTATTTTACTTCTGTGAACACGCAGTATTCTAGCCATTTTATCACGGCCGGTTATTAGTTGCCCCGGCTCAAGGGTGATAATAGTGCCGTTAAACATTGATTTGTGCTGAGCGTGTGCGGCATGGGTCAATAAATAGCACCACAAATAAAAATAATGAGCATCCTTGGTTATTACCGGATTATTAAAAGCCTTACGATGGAGTTTAACCCATCCGCTCATTTCGGTCATTTTTTGGTTTGTTAAGTGGTTTTTTCTTGTCTAAATATCCTCGCCTTTCCTGTTGCAAGGAAACTTTTTTTATCCAAGTCATATTATTCAAGCGCTCGATAAATTCAAGGTCGTCATTATAGACATTTTCGATCGCATCGATTATTTCTTCTTTGCTGATTTCAGTCATGTTTTTGGTAAAGTAGTTAGCGGGATGGTAGCCCAATAGTGCGCCGTTGCCAAGCCGTATTCTGTTGACATAACGGCGCACTATTCCCCTTGATGAGTTTATAAATGTTTGGCTTTGCATTGCCGATAAAATCCACCGTTTCTTTCACCGGGGTCGGTAGCCATCTTGCTAATTCTGGCTCGTGATTTCTCGCAATCGTGTGTTAGAGCTTGCTGATTATTCATCCGGTAAATGTAGCAAAATTTACAGCCATGCCCGCCTATGGGCATTTTATAAATTCCATCGGGAAATTTTGGCAATTCAGTTTTTAAATTTTCCATGTAATAAAGCTTAATCCAACAGCCCAAAACGAGCGGCCACTAGAAATAAAATAACTAAAGTGAGGCCATAAATAAGCATTTCGGCACGCTCTTTTTTTCGCCTAAGCTCTTTAAATTTTGGTGAATAATCAAGGCTTTTTACAGGCATATGCGGTATATAATTTAGTCTCTTAGTTTCACTTGGTGGATTAAATCGTCCAAACTCTTTTAACTGTCTGGCGTTTAGGTTCGCCGGAATATTCACCACCGTTTTAGCATTTTTGATTTCGTTCACCTTTCTTTTTGCATTGAATCTTTTATCAAGGAATTTAAGCAAACTACCTTCAACCACGCCCCTTTCATTGGTCTTTAGATCGTGATATTTACCTCGTGCCGGCCAAATATCAATATGGTCGTTAATACGAAAGTGGTACTCTGTTTTTTGCTCAATTTTATATCCAGAAAATAGAGCCTCTGAAAAATAACGCATAGTTTCTACCTTATTTTGAAATTGCTTTTTTGCTTTGGCAACTGTTGCTTTCTGATCTTTATTTGCGCCACGAATGGCTTTTTTAACATGTGATGGTTTAAATTTGTTCATAGAATGTTGATAAAATGTTTATAAGTTATTTGACACGAAAATTTGGTAAATTGTTTAGAGCCTCTCTAGTGCCTTCAAATCCGGGCATATCATCATTGCATGGCTGATCTGCCATTTCCTGTTGCCATTTTGTCCACGCCTTACCTTTCAAGTAGCCAAGCTCAAAATAAACCTCAGCCCATGAAAGAATATTGTCCTCGGGTTTTCCAAGTAGCTTTGTAAAATTCTTTCTGTGCAACTCATCGACTCGGGGCTGTTCGCTGATTTCTTGCCTGAGTGCGGTAATTTCTTGTTGCAGGGTATAAATACGCTGTTGTGATTCTTCTTTGTCTTTAGACATGATTGGGTGGGTTAAATAATTTTTAATTTTTCTCTAGCAATAACTTTTTTAAGCGAGTGGAGGATTTCTTTGATAGGCATTTCTGGATTTTCTTCGATGATTTCAACGGCTAAATTTAATCCGGCAATCATCGCTTTTTCTATAGCCAGCAAGCCAGCGGACTTGATTGTATCAATATGGTCAGCGTTCATGATTTTGAGGGGTTAGATTGTCCGTTTCTATAAAGTCCATAAATTCATTTAGGCGTTTGGAAATGTTGAGGTTGTGGATTGTGCATTTATAAGCCTTTGCAGTTCTGATTTTCTTATTTAGAATTGTGACTCCTTTTGCAAGTGCTTGACTATACAGATGCTCAACACTTTCTATTTTGTGCATAGCCTCCATAAACTTTTCACCATCGCCATGCTCAACCGCCTTTTCGTATCTACAAAGGCGGCAAGTTTCCTTTTGGTACACCTTAAATGTTTCAAATAATAGCCCGCAATTTATACAACTTTTTGATATTAGATTGCGGCGGCTTCCTCTTTGGCATTGCCTAAGTTGAGCCATTTCTATTTCATGCGCAATGCTTGGATATTTTATAATCATATTATCGGCGGTGAGCAATTTCCTTGTCCTTGTAAACCTCGACACCCGGGATATTGACAAATCCATCAGATACCAATTTATTCAAGCGTGGCATCGAAAGGTCGAATAATTCGGGGTGTGCGGCTTGCAAAGCGGCCATGTCTACCACTCGCACCTTTGTCACGTCTTTATAGATCGCCTGACCGGATGCAGAGCGCACGGCTGTTGGTGCGGCCTGTACCTCTGGCACTTCCAGCGGCTCAGTTGGTAAAACAGGGGCGGGGATTGGTTCACCGGCTTTTTTTGCGGCCTTTGCCGCCGCTTCCTCGGCCTTCAATCTTGCCGCCTCAGCCTCTCGGCGTTCTTGTTCAATGCGTGCGGCTTCCTCTCTCACTTTGCGCTCACGTTCCAAAACAAAGGCTGTGAGCTTGGATTTGATCGTGTGTTCGAGTAGGTCGAGCGGCTCACTTTCTTTTTTGAAAAGATTGTTGATGCCTTTCACTTGGTCGTTTAATGGGGAAACAAAAAATTTCCTCAACTCTTCAACCCTTTTAGCCCTCTGCTTAACAAGCCCCAACAACTCCACGGCTTTTTGCTCATCCTCTTCGGTGGCAACAACAAGCGAGCTGACTTGTTGCTCAATACCGGTGCGATCTTGCTGAATCGCAACTAATTTTTCTTGCATCTCACTCATACGTTTTTTTGTTATGTAGTAAAGTGGTGACTAATTTATAGCATCCATGAGTGCGCCATTGCAATACTATTTCGGCGCACTTGTCTTGACGTGTTGCATTCTTATTGTTGGGTCGAGGAAAACCTCTAAATCAGTCCGGCAATCTTTGCACAAATCCCTTTCTGCTTTTTGCCATACGCCATTTGCAAAAACATCAAAGACTACTTGAAAAGGGCTTCCGGCCGGAGTAGGTGGTGGCTTTATTTCCTCGCCGCATTTATCACAAATAAAGATTTCTTTTTTCATAAATTATTCTTGGTTACTTCGATGTTTGGGGTGCTTGGGTCTTCAAGTGACAGAGTGTAAGAGTGATCGAGCATATACGCCTTAGCATTTAGAGCCGGTATGATTGATTGATTGATTTCAAAGGCCACTCGGTCGGTTCCGATATTGCGTTTCAATTCTCGGATATATGCCAGCGTTTCAATCGGTGGGTTGTGAGAAATAAAATCGGCCATTTCTTTTTGCACGTTTGCGATCTGATTTTTCCGCTCTAAAATTTCCCCCTCTTTTTCATCCGGCAATAAAGAATCTTGCACGTTGTTTTCTATGGCTCGGATTTCATCCTCTAAATCCTTTATCCTCATTGCGTAACCTTCACAATTTGGCATAAAAGCGAGCTTATAACCCATTTGAAGCTCTTGGATTGGGTAGTCAATATCAAGTACGATCTGCCATCGTTTTTTTTCGTACACAATTTTTTTGAGCTTGAAATCAATCTTGCTCATTGTCTTTTCTTCGTTGGTTGTGTCTGACATGGTTGTTTTGTAAAAAAATAAGTTGGTCGCCGAAAAGGTCAAGATCATGGAGTGAAATAATACCTTTATCAAGCCGCCTGTGGTGTACCGCACAAAGGAAAATCACGTTTAAAGGTTGATCGTAATCCTCATGATGGCATTGTGATTCTTCTTTTGGTTTGTTACAGCCTTTAAATTGACAAGGTAGCTTGTTGATTCTTCCTTTGCGCACGGCATATCTACATTGAGCCGTTACCTTGGTTGCTTTAGGATTTTTTTCTTTGCTGATTTTATTTTCATCAAGTTTCTTTTGAGGGTTTTGTCGGTACTCAATGATCTTTCTCGTAGCATCACACTCAAGGCAAATTATTGGAATATTGTTTTTTGCTTTGGAAGAATACCCGAATTTTTCCCGATCTTTTTCGAGCTTGCATCTGTAGCACGATGGATTTAAAAAAGATGTTTGTTTCATGGCGTGGGTGGTTTAGTAGTTTGCTTGTCCGGGTACGGCCTTGGAAACCGGAGCCTTGTAATACTGGCTCTTTTCGGCTCGGTTAAACGCCTTTTCCTCACGGCCTTTAATATCCGCACCAATGCCAAAGGTTCGGGCGCAAATTGTCCACGCCTTCGAGATAGCCGATTGCATAACATTGCCCCGGGTCGTTGCCGGATTTTTGAAACCTTTATGAGAGGGGAATACATCACGCACGATTTTTTCCCCACTCTCAGGATGAATCAAAGTAAACCTGACATGTGCCTCGGCTTCAACAACCGGGCGGCTACTTTTCACCGGAATTTTATTATTGCGTTCATCGGTCTTTACGTCTTTGTGGTAGTAATCCATGAAGTCCTCGGAATATTCAAGATAGGTTTTATCAATAATTTCCATCGAAACATTGAAATTAAAGATGAAGTTGAGGGCTTTTTCAGCGTATTCATGCTCAACGTAAGGCACTAAAGCATTGCCAACCTTGCGAGTTTTAATGAAAGCCTTGGGGGTAGTTTGCAAAACCGTGAGCTTGTAACTGGCCGCCATCTTGGAAAAGTCAGTCACAACCTCCTTATTCAAATAGAAATCTAAACAGGCCGCCGTTTGGCTGATTGACTCCTGAGCCGTTGGCTTATCCATCTTATCGCTGACCGGCACTTCAACGGTGAAATCCTCAGCCTTCACCGTTGGCTTTTCATTTTTTTTGTTCATAGTATGGTTTTAATTTATAAAATAAGCGTTCTTATCATCGAAATAACAAGCCCGGATGCTTTCGGCGGGTATATTCAAGGCTTTTGCCAAAAGGTTCCTATAACGAAAGATTTGACCGGCCGCTTTCGTTTCTTTGTGGGCGTTGGGTTTAAAGTCAGCAATTTCGATCATGCCGTCAACCCATCGGATAATATCAATGTGGCCTACCCACTCATCGTCATAAACAGGTATCTCGGTGGCGATGGTCTTTGGGTCGAGCTTTAATAAATCCTCTTGCACCGCTCGATGTTGCCAATGCTCACGCTCTTGGTATTGAGCGTTTGCCGCAAACTCACAAAGATCGGATGGCCGCCTTTCCACGTTCACGACTAGCTTACTGCCGGAGCTTACAGATTTTCGGTAGGTGTCCGTTTCCTCCATGCCGTGAATAAACAAAAGCTCAAAGTAGATACATAATGACGTGAAGTGAGCCTCTGGACGCTGTGAGTGGCGATCAAAAATAAAGCTGTAGGTAGTGAAAGGATAGTACAAAACAAAGTTTGTGCCGTCACTTTGCACCCTCTCTTTCGTAAATATGCGGGTGATTTTATCGTGTTTCATTTTTTAATTCTTCAAAGGATAGGGTTTGACAAAGAGTGCTACAGTAATCTGATGATTGCTTTATAAACTCTTTGCATTGCAAACATTTTCGGGCGTGGCGCTCATAACTACCCATCGCCTCGATAGCTGAATCTATAAGATGGTAGCTTCCAAAAAACAAAGTTTCACCGTACCGATCTTTGATTTCAACTTTAATCATTTTGATTGTTTTTTAATTCCCTCTTGGATAAAGAAAAGGCGCTGACCGTGAGGGGTTCGGTTTTCCTTTTTTGCGATCTCGATAACTTTTTGATGCACCGACTCCGGCAAGCGGGTTGATGTCTTGATAACTTTTTCCATAGTAGAAAAATTATAAAATAGTATCTCCGTTATAGCGCACCTCTGGCGTACTGTCAATATACTTTTGCGCACAATAAAAGCCCCTACTTTGAGGGGCTTTTTCCTGACGGCGGGAAAATGGTAAACGTGGCGTACATACGCCGTTTATGCGCTGTATGTCTGGCGAATATTCGGCGCATTTTGTAGATCATCCAGCGTGGATTTTATCTTGCGTGCTTGCCTGTAAGATATTCCGTAAAAATCTTGTATCTCACCGATGGTTTCAATGTTCTTTGGTAGCTTTTTTGCGAAGGCTTTTATTTCCAAATCATCAAACATCGGCTCAACAATATGCTCGCCTTTTTCGGCGTTGGTTTCCACTACTACGAAAGCACCCATTGCAATGCACGCCTTTTGCAAAACGTCCTCGGTAAACTCTAAAATGTTGCGGATTATTTTAGCGGTGAAGTAGGTGACGACCAAAGCCATAGTAAAGATTTTCCTCAAAAGTAATAATAAGAATCTTTTTATTTTAGTTTTCATGCTTAAAGTATAATAAAGAAATGATAGAAAGCACCGGCCAACATACCGGACACCATGCCGCCAAGTAATACGATTGCGTGATTGATTGTTTGTTTTTTGATTTTCATTTTGGTTTGATATTATGAAATGTTTTTGAAGTGCTGAGAAACCTTTTAGGTTCTAAGCATCTTTGATTTGTGCTTTCGATCGCAAAAGTTTGCGTAAAGCATGAATTGATAGAACAGGATTTTTTGCATTGTTTGTTTTTGTTAAATGCTAATAGTACATTATAGCACAAAAGGCACTCGGAAACAAGGGGCTATGTATACAAAATGGGTAGTTTTGTATAGGTTCGCCGTTGAATGTATACGAATTTAAACACAAAAAAGCGGGGAAATGAAAGAAACCCCGCCTCTCTGCCTCATTCCTATGAACAACCAAAGAATACACCGCCCGATCTATCCGGTCAATGATTGAGCCTGTAGCCTCATTTTGAAGTAATCAACCGCCCTCGGTACTGTGAGGTGCTTATCTGCTACCAAGTGGAAGGCTTCGGCTGAGTCGTCATAATCCAAAGGCCGGTCAATGATGCCTCTTTCCATTTGGTAGGCTATAAGATGCCATTGCGCCATATTGTAATGGTACTGAGCTTTGGGGGTCATTTCCCGGATTTGTCTTTCGCCTTCCATATAGAAAGGGTTATCGACTTATTTCAAACCTTCGATCGCTCGTTTAAGTTTCAAGGCCGCAACATTTGCCCGGAAAGCTGGCATTTTGCCAACTTCATTTAGCAAGCCGTAGAATTTTAAAACCTCTTGGAATTGTTCAAGTGTCAATTCTTGGTTTGGATTCTTGAAAGGAAAATCGTTTTTCATAGCCTCTTGCCAGTCCGCTTTCGCATATTCCGGCACTTCAATACCTTCGACCAGCTTGTTTATTTTCTCAATAAACTCGTAAGGATTTACCCAGTATTCTTTTACATAATCCAAGCCTTTGCGGTTTGGGTAATGGGTGAATGAGGGGAGCTTCTTTTGTATAACCTCGTGATGTGAATGCGAAGCAATAGGGGATTGCTTGGTGGTTCCAGTCTTGCCGCATTGCCCTACAAAATCAGTCATATCTACAATGTCTCCAACCTTCACATTTAGAGTTTTAAGGTGAGCGTATCGGCTGGCAATATATCCAGTCGGCCAAATCTTCGATAATTCCGGGTGTTCAATTACAACCAAATTACCCCAGCCAGCACCGGCATTTTTAGCATAAACAACTTTTCCGGCCGCCATCACTTTCACCGGTAGCCCTTCATCAGCACCGCCGCTATTGCCTTGGTTGGCATCAGTTCCGGGGTGATAAGTATTTGCGGGTGATTTAATTTTCTCGCCGTATTGGTAGCCTGTTTTGCGTGTGTCCTCGAATGGTATTTGTGCGATCATGGTTATTATTGTTACTAAGCCCAAACCTCCCAAAAGAAACTAAAGGTCGTACTTGTTGAGTAATTGGCCGAAGTCATCACCACGGTTAGATCAGTCGTACTTGTAACGGTGGCATCCCATGAGGTATTTTGATCGGCGGTTTTTGTTGCTGTCAAAATTTTAGCTACAGGGTTTGGAGAAAATTTCTGCACCTGATTTGAGTCGATCGTTATGTAAAGACCAGCATGTACCGCATTTATCACGTCATAAACGCCCTCGCTACTGTATCCGAAAGAGCCACCAACCCCGCCGACTACTCTAAATTTCTTGGGTTTGCGGCCTAAATTGTGGGTGATAGTTTTTGTCTGGCCGTTTGCAGTAACAGCCCATGAATCAGTACCACAAGCATATAATTTAAGTTCTTTTTGAATTGTGATGGCTGTTGCGGATTTAGCTACACCAACCAAAATGCCGGTATCGGTAAGAGTCACACCGCCCGCCGTAGTGCTGAGGTAATAATATTCCCCGGGTGTAAGCCCAGAAAAGCCCTCGACCACACCCTCGGTAATGATAAAATCAGAGGCCGCCGTTGCAATATTGCTTTTAACAAAGCCATCAAATCGCTTTCGACCATCTGTATAGTTATCAGCATCACCCTTATAATATCTACCGGCTGTCAATCCGTTTGTACCATCGGAAATAAACACCGCTTGCGGGGTAGTTGTGCCGTCCGTATCTTCACCGGCAACAGCCGCAAAGCCTCGTGGGTTTTTTTGGCCGGATAGGGTAATCAACTGTAAATTTGTACCGTCATAAGTCACCTCGCATATTTGCCCGCTGGCAATATCCCCATATTCCAAATCAACAGCTCCCGCCTCTTTTTTCAATGTCTTTGCACCGATGCCGTTTATATTCAAAGTGGCCGCCCCTGTATTCACGAAGTTTGCTTTGAAACGATAAACCGCCCCGGTAACGTAGGTCGTGATCTGAGCGTCTAAACTGGCTACATAGGCGTTTGCTGAGCCTGTAGTCGTGACATAATCACCAGCATTTTCAACAATGTCTTTTCGGATATTGTTGTATTGTGCGGCCGTTGCAATATCGGCGGCGGCTACTGTTGCAGAGTTTAAAGACATAAGAATTTATTTATTAAGCATCGGCGAAAGTCACTATTGATTGTACATTTAAAGTTTGTGAGCTTGTTTTTACTTTTGTTTCGGTGAAGCGGTTGAATAGCTGGCCGGTATCAGCACCAGCACCACCATCAATAAACATTCCATATTCTTCAAAAGTTCCGGTGACCTCCGTTGCTGAAAAGAATGTTTCGAGGTAAGCCACATTTGCCAAATAAGTGCCTGAGCTTAGGGCTTTTCGGTATGTTTCGTTTCCCAAAGTAGCATCGCCAACATTCGCCGCCGTGTTGTCGTTACCCAAAGCGGTATAGTTTACGATTCCGGTATATGTAGTATCACCGCTGAGCCTCCGAGCCAACACCGTACGGCCTAGAGTGGTCGTAATATTCTCTAAAATCTTTTCGTCAGTTTTGCATAAACTATGCAATTTTCGTAAAAAATGACGGTATTCTTGCCAGTTTTGATCTAAAATGTTACCTAAATCGGCAATTTGTGCCTCAATTTCCCTCACCATCTTTGATCTAAATATTCTATCCATCAAAGAAATTTTCCCGGGATTTTTGGCAAAGTCTAAAATCCGGTGACGCTCTTTTTCTACCCTCAAAATTTCATCCTGTAGTTTCTCGGCACGGCCATTTTTAATATCGCAGATAGTCAAAATATGTATGCCGTTGATGGCTACTTCCTTTTGGTCTGTGGCGAGGATAATATTTTTCATAATGTATTTTTGAGTTTATATTACAACTTACTACCGATCAATCAACCCCAATCAAACAAATTCCAGCGTGTTGCAAGGGTCTGGCCGACACTTGCTTCCCATTGCCAAGAGCCGGATGTTTTAATATAGGTGACATTTACATCGTTACTTTCTACAGTTTCGGGGCTTTTAGCTGACATGAAACCACCATCAAGAGCGGTTGCGTTCACGTCCGATGATTCCACCACCTCATTTGAAGTGGCATTTTTGGCAACGATCGCATCGGCGTTTACTTCGAGGTTGTCTTTTACCCTCAATAATAGCTGTAAAAATTCCACCCATCCGAAAAGAGTTGTACCAAAATCAACGCTGTACTCGAAATAATCCCCAAACTCACCGCCCGCTTGTTGTGATTTTATCTTTTGAATTACGAAAGTGTCATCGAGTGAGCGGCTACTATCTACCACATGAAGCAGTTGACCAGCTCGCAAGCCCGACTGTGAAGTTTTAAATTTGCCGGTGATGATAGCGTTTGAAAATTCCCGCACCCTTGCTTGTGCCATCGTCAGCGCCATTGTTTGATCTCGAATTGATTTATCAACTATCGGGTCGAGGTCTTTGATGCCATCGCCAATTCCAGCGGCTTTGAGTGCGTCAATGCTGGCCGGGTCTGAGTATTCAAGGTTTAATTCTAGGCGCTCATTGTAGATAAAAAGGATGTAGCTTGTAGATGGCAAAACTCCCTCAGCGCTTCCCTCGTTTAATCTCACGGTAGCGGCATTTGAATTGCTCAAATATAGCTTGCTTGTATCGTTATTGTCAGCCCCTTCGATACCGACAACCTTTGTATTGCTGAAAAAACTAAGAGTGTCGCCGTTTGTTTGGCCGGTAATATCTTTGACCGTAAAATTATTAGCATCAACAAAGGTGATTTCTCGGGCGGCTGAGCGGGTACGGTTGACTATCCAGTCACCAGTTACCAAACCGTGCCCTGCAATCGTGATATTTGTGGCCGTAGTACCTCCCTCAGTCAAATCGGTTGAGGTATTATTATCAACTTTCACGGTAAGATTATTGAATTTGGTTTTTAAATTCCATTCTTTTCTCACATCGTCACCTTGAAACGCCTCTCTATAAAAGCTATCTGAGGTGTATTCACCGCCTAAAACTCGAATCCTATTGCCGACATGGGTTTGATCTACCTCTACGCTTAGATCGGTAAAATTATCACTCGTTTCGGTGATCTGGTAAGGTGCTGGCTCGGTTTCATTTGGTGCAAAATGGATGTACCTTTCATAGTCAATATACCAAACATACTCGAAAGACTTAGCCAAAATCTGCATCACCTGAGTTGGATTTGTGTAAGGCGCTCGGAAGTCATCAAAAGCGGTTGTTTCTTCAACGTATGGATAGTGTCGGAAGTAGGTTTTTTCCAAAATTCGTATGCCTGAAATGGAAACGGAAGCAGTCGAAGCGGCTGTTTTTCCGACTATTCGGATATAGTCGAAGTTTTCCCAATCAGGCGTACCGGTGACGGTAAAATCATTTGCTAAATCCAATTCAATATAAACAGGCGTATCAGCGGCGGCCACTTGGTTCAATATTGCGGAAGCACCACACACAATATAATTCGATGAATCGCTACCAATAGCGATCGTTAAAGTGTTCATGTTTGCAAGGCTGGCAATCTTTACCCAAAACCCAAGCAGTCCTTTTGTGGGTGTACCTGTGACGGCTCCGGTCAAAGCGGCCACATCCGATTGCGTTGGCGTTGCAGTCCAGTTTTGATTTGCGGCCGTTGTTGTGATCGGGAAAACTCCCCAATGATCGGCCTCGTATGGGTCGGTTGCTGAGGTGGTAGCGTTACCAGCACCCGCACCGGCTACCCATTCGGTTTGAATATCGCCGTTTGTGTCGTAATCCATTTGATCTATCTGGTGGTTGTAGTTGATCGTTGAATTGCAAAAGCTGTTTATAATGTATCGACTGTCACGATCAACCCAGCTATCCGAAATATTCTTTTTATCAAAAATCTTCGTGTAATCAACGCATGTCACGGTGTACTCAATATTTTGCAGTACATCCACATTATAATCTTGCACATTATTAACCACGCCCCCGAAAATAAGCTGGCCGATTTTATCCCCGGCAATGTGCGTGCCATCCGGTGCGGCCGTCAAAACGATCGTGCGGGTCGCTTCATCATAGGTTAAAACCTCGACAGTTTCCTCATCACTATTTCCTATTCCAATTCTGAGCTTTTGCCCTGCAAAAAACATGCTCACATCGGTTTGATATTTTGCATTTAGCACAACCGTTGCCGAAGCTATTGAAGAAATTGTCGAACCTTTATAGATTTTTACATCCTGATTTTCTGTAGGCTTGGAGTTTTGAAAAACATTAAACTCAGCCGAATCAACCCTTTGCTGAATCTCGTTATTGATTTGCAGAGTTTCGGCGATAATGTCGGCCGTACGGTCTGAATTGTTGATATAAACATATAGCATTTATGCAAATTTAGTGTGCAAACCGAATTTTCTGATCGCTTTTTCAAAGATTTTGTCGGCCACCTCTTGACCTGAAACATCGCCGTAAACATTTACCACGACAGTACCACCGCCCATTTTACTAGCGGGAATAATTGAGCCGCTCATATTTGGTACAAATAATTCAGGCTCATGCTCACCTACTAGATATGGTGTATTCGCCGTCACCATGCCACCAGTTGCTTTTCTACTTACAGGCGCTCTTGTTGTACCAGTCACACCTTTCTTGACATCCCCCTGCATCCCTAAAAGGTTTTTAAAAACGGTAATTGCCCCTTTTGCAAGGTCGATCATGCCATTTATATAGCTCATAATTGAATCAATAATATCTTTCACAAAGTCTTTCATGGCTTGCCAAGCTCCCGAGAAAGTATTTTTTATAGCTTCCCAAGCACCATCCCAATCACCACGAAGCAATGCCGCCCCTGTCTTGATAATGCCGGAAATAATATCCCATGCTACCTTGACGATCAATTTTAAATTATCCCATACCAAGGAAACAACCAGCTTGATGCCTTCCCAAATCGGTGCCCAAAGTATCAAGAATAGACCAGCGGCCGCCTTGATGATCTCGAAGAAATCCAAAGCCACCGGTATGATCTGATCGTTAAAAAAAGTCCAAACAGCCTCTACGGTTGAGCGTACACCGCCCCAATCTGACTCCCACATGCTCGTTAATGCGTCCAGCCCACTACTTAAATTTGAAATCAAGGTATTCATAAACTCCAAAACCATCGCAATGATAGGCATTAAAATTTCGCCTACGCTTTGTTTAAATCCGTTCCATGCCATCGTTGCCCGAATCATTGCGCCCTCAGTCGTTCCGGCCATTGTTTCATTTGTGAGCTTCAAATTTGCGGCCATAACCTCTTGAACCGCCGCCGCTTTTTCCATTTCTGTACCGTAGGCCAAAACATTTTTTTGCGCCTCAGTAAAAACGATACCGGTTTTTTGTAGCTGGCCGATTGCCGCCGTGTTTCCGCTCATCAGCTTACCAAAGATATTTGCCGCATCGTTCATTTGCTCGATACCAACGACACCATTGTTTTGATTGACTGCAAAGTCGGCCATCGCTCCGGACAATGCGCCGATCGCCTCCGTACTCATTGCAAAGGTAGCAAGTTGTGCCTGACCTTGCATTATAGCGTCATCCTCTACGACACCGACCGCCTGTAATGCGCTGGCTTTATCTCTCAATGCTTGTGCTTGCTCGGCTGTAGCCCCTGCAATATCTCTAATTGCGTGCTCAAATACCATGCTCACCCTTTCCGCTTCGACCGCTTCCTTTGCCGCATCCTTAAAGAAATCAACAACTTTTAGAGCCGCAAAAATAGCACCAGCGGATTTTGCGACACCTCCAAGGCTCAACATACTACCTTGCACCCCTTTTATTGCGGCTGAGGCTCCGGCATCCTTGCCGGTTATCTCTACATTTATTTTTTCAACACTCATCGTTTAGCGGGTTGTTTATTTTTCTTATTATCTCGGGCGTTGTAAGCGCTTGCAATAGCCATCAAATATTGAACCCTGACAGAATCGTACTCTTGCCAATCTAGGCCGAATTTTTCCGACATCATGTAATCAATCAGCTCGTCTTCGGCTCCTCGTCTTCGGAGTCCGTTGACGATGTTTGACTCGATGATTGTGAGCTTTTTTTTTCCGGTAAGTAGATTTTTTGAATAGCAATAAATACCTCGCTGACAGTTTCAACATCGAAATCATCAATCAAAGCAGAGTCGAAAGGCACGACAGCACCATCGCCATCAACAAAATTCCACCCGACAATAGCTTCTTTAAGAAACCTTAAACTGGCCTCAAATTGCTTTGTCATGTCCATTTCCTCGCCATCCTCAACCTGAAAATCTTTTAGCATTTGGATTGCTCGCCAGCTCATAGAGCCTCGAACCAGCACGAAACTACCATCAGATAGATCAATTTGCTTATTATTCTTTGATGTTATTCTAGGGCGTTGGGTCATCTTAGTATGTAGTTACATTATTGACTAATAGGAAGGTGCAAATATTCGCTTCGGTTGAATCGTAGAAAGCTTCAAAGGGGATTGTTTGGCCGATGATCTCATCGACAGTCACGTTAGTATCCCAATCACCAAGCTGAATTTGTGGGAAAGCAATTTCGAATCTATTTTTTACGGTTGTTGAGCCAATCGCTGCACCAAGCGCCACAAGTTTCAAAGCTGAAACGGCGTTGCGTCTAGCGTAATCTAGGAATTTTTCATTTGTGTAATAAAGTTCGAAGTTACCGTTTGCGGCAATACCTTTTTGAAGTAGAGCGGATGGGTAACGATCTTCATAGTCGTCACCTAAAGCGGCGTGTCTTTCCTCAAATTCATTATCAATTACAAAGCTGAAATTTTCACAATTTATTGAAGCAACAGAGCCGACAGCATCACCGAAGTACATATTTGAACCACCAACCCAAGGAAATTCTTTTGCTAGTGAATATGTAGCGGTCTGAGGCGCAAGCATAATCAAATCACCAACGGCTAAAGCGGTTTCAAGATTTGTCACGACGAAAGCTAGATCGTTTGTGATGCTTGTGATTGTGTGAACCTTCACGGCCGCACTAGGGAAGTCTAGGAAAGCGTCTGTAGATGGCCTATAAACCTTGATTGAATCGGAAGCAACAAGCCCCTGTGTTTGATCTACGCTGATTGTTTTAGCACCCGCACCGGCTGAGGTGATGGCTGTTACTTTTGCAGTACGGAAACAACTTTGAGCCATCATTTTTACGCCAGCGGTCAGGATGTTATCAGACTGAGCAACTGCATCAATTCCGGTAAATCTCACGCCAACATAGCGGATTGCGCTTTCTGTATAGTTGAATTGTAGGGTGTAGCTCGTTGCCATTTCGGAAGGCAATTTTTTAGCATGGCCGTAAACAGTAGCCTCGTAAGTTCCAAGCACACAAGTTGCGCCGGATGTGCCACCGGTCAGAGTTTCACCATTTGTCAAAGCTCCCGATGGTGTGGCAATTAGCAAATAATCTTTTCCAACAAAATTTACAATTGCCGTTTGTGCGGATGTGCCACCAGTTACGGTTTCACCAGCCACAAAAGTACCCACGATTGTACCAATATTGATATATCGACCAGTCGTAACACCGCCAGCAAGAGCGTTTAAAAAATGTCCAAAAGTATTTGGCTCAATGTTTAGAGTGATTGAACCGGCCGGAGCGGGGATTTTTTGGGTGATCGCATCAATCATTTTGGCACGATTTCCCGCTACCCTCATTGAAGGGCTATAGGAATATTTCACCGCTATATCTTCTTCATTTAATGGGAAAAAGGTGTTTGGTGTGACAGCTACATTGTTTGTAGTTTCTTTTTTAAGTGATGCGGTTGCTCGCCTTGTGTAGACTTCGGACATAATTTAGGGGGTTATTTAGTATCTTTAATGCTTTCGCTTTTTGATATTTTTTGCGAACCATCATAGGACTGTTTAGCTCTTTGCTCTAATTCCTGTTTGGTACTCTTTGCTTTTACTGTCACCGATTTTTCCCCTACATCATATTTCGCAAAATCTCTTTCCACAAGTAGATCGGCGATGCGATCGGCCACCCTCACTTTTTGCTCAGCAAAGAATTTCGGACAATTTGGGATTTCAACATCTTTCAAAATAATAATGTGTTGCATGGTGGTGGCTAGTTAGTGATAAGTTTCAAGGTCTTCGCTTCAACTATAATATCAAAATAGAAACATACAATGTCATTTCCATTTCCAACCTTTAAACCATCCCATCCGATCGAGAGAAAAGAATGGCTTTGCCCTTCGAGTGTTGCGTGATCGTCACGCCTCAATTCATCGAGTACGGCATCAACCAAAGTAAGCAATGCGGTGACTTCCGTAGCGTCCTGATCTGAGCTATCAACCTTCTTTTCAACCATACAGCGGACAACAAAACGCTGTCGTAATTCATTTTGAGCGGTGGTTTTATATTCTTCGCTCCCTTGATCGACAAGGATAGCCACGGCCGGGGTCGCTATGATCTTCGTTGGCATATCGTAATAAATAGCGGCAATGCCAGCGGCTACTTGAATATCCTGTATTGATTCGATTATCTCCGATCTGATACCTACGATTGACATTATTTGAGTTGTTTATTGATATTTTCCTCGAATACTTTAGCAATTTTATCCTTGTTGTCTTTCAATGCTGGCCGCAAATATCCCTCTGGCCGACTGTACGTTTTAAACTCACGCACGGCCGCATAAATCACGTCTGTACCGACTAAAGCAAACTCTCGGCCAGTATCTACAAGGTTTGTGATGCTTCGCCTTAAATTGCCTGTTTTGAAGGGTGCGTTTAGCTTTGCGGCATTTTGCACCAGCAAGGCGGCTTCATTTAATGATCTAACGATACTCTTTTTGAGATCGCCGGGAAATAGAGTTGCGAATCGTTGGAAGCTGGCATCATCAAATTTAATGGTGATCTGCATTTAATTATCTTTTAAAAGTAGTAACAAAGAAAAAGAAACACCGTTTAAGCTCTGCACCTGTGATTGCTCAACGAAATAATCGCCATCAAAGGCGGTATTTTCTGAGGTAATAGTCACCTTGTCCATGATCTGAAAGTTTGATTCTTCGGTGCGTAGAGTGAAGGCTTTGACGGCTTTGTCTAAACCAAGTACAGATCGAAGCTCCCCGCTGGCTGATTCTAAATAACCGCTCCCCGCTGTGATGGTTGCGCTTCCGGAATAAACCCTTGTACTGCCTGACACTCCCCGCCTGTATGTCGTAAATGTGCAATTTCTGTGCATGATTTTGTCATATTAAAATGCGAATATTCTTTTGTATTTTGTCAAAATTTTCCTGACAGTTTTTTGATCTTCATTGCTCAAAGATAGCTGTAAATTTAAAACATTTTGGCTAGTAAATCCTACGGAATTTCGTTGATTAAACAGCTCAGCACACAATAAAATAGCCACCAAATTGAGGTCGGTAGGTACGCTTGCGGTTGGATAGCCGCAAGTATATGAAACTTTGATATTGCGGTAGCCTTCACCGGCGACAACATATTTCGGATAGATCAAATCTTTATCAAACTCCACGCTACCGACAGCCTCATCAGCATAATCAACCCATGAGCCATTGCCATCACGATATTGCAAAGCTGTGATCGAAATGATAGGCCAAAAATTAGTACGGATTTTTCTTGAGCCATCACCATTTAAAACTTCACCGGTCACGGTGACGGCGGCCGCTCCGGTCTTTACTCCGGTTTCACCTTCAACCAAAACATCAACCTGAGTAATAAGCTGAGCAAAAACGGTGTCATATATCGAGCTTGAAATCCCTAAGTGGGTTTTGATTTGTGCGGTTGTGCATAAGGGCATAATGACTTTGTTTAATTTGCTTTGAGTATACTACTTGTTTAGCTTTATCAAATATTTAATATCACCTTTAATTTCGGTGAGGTCTGTTTGCACGTTTTTTATATTCGACTCTAAGACCGGCACAAGGTTAGCTTTTTGCTCAACAACATCGAGGCGTTTAAAGTTTATTTCGGCGGTAGAAACAAAGGCCGAAACCTGAGCACCGAAATAAAATATCGACATCAGCACGCTCGCCGCAATTCCGATTTGAACCTTTACCGTGTGTTGACTAAAGAGCTTTTCCATTTAGAGTTTATTTTTAAAATACATGTTGAAACTTGTTTGTGAAGCCGTGAAAGCAAGCCCGATATAGGCGGGTAATTGCTCGGGGTCGTACTTACCAGTATGCAAAACGGTGGTAAGAGTAGCCGCCAATCCTGAAACAACCGATGCAAGCAGAGCAATCAAGAATTTTTCACGTCTGGTAAATGTTTTTCCAGTACCATTTTGTAGCCATGAAGCTACCCAGCCAAGCAACATTGATAAAATGTATTCCATATAAAAATTAGATTATTTTTTGTCTAAAAGTTGTAATCCCTTCGTTTAAATCCTTCCATGCTTTTACTGATTTGAATATTTCCTGTGCGCCGTATAAAAGTTTTTCATCAGTTATCATGTGGTAAGAATCATCGGACACCCTCCGCCTAAGTTGCGCCCCGGGTATAATATTAGGCACTTCTTTGGCAAGTCTTGAGTGTGCTTGCCAAGTAGTATGTTTATTTGCAGAGGTATAACCGGTCGCCAATACGCCGCTAATAATCATCAAGCTTTGGCATCCATATTGCTTTATACCCTCTGCAAAAGTTCTCATGGAAGCCTCGAAGCTCGGTACGTTATTGCCGTTTGTCATAAACAAACAAAGTTCCGCACCTCCTACCTGTTGCAATCTGTAGGCCATTGAGCCAAATAAAGTGTTGCGATCAACACCCACGTCATCCCATTGCTCGGCAGTAATGCCACCCATAGGGCAAGGCACAAAGGCTAAGGGATAGCCATATTCGGCCATGAATAGCGTTGCGAACAATGGCGCAAAACTTCCAGCGGCATCTATATTTTGATCTTTAGAAACTGTGTCAATTTGACCGCCGTAATTATCATATGGGTCTACCAGCTCGGCATATTGGTAATTGTTCTTAAAATTTAATGCTTTTAGGGTGGCGTGAGAATAACTTTGATAATTTTCTCCTCTGCCAGACATGTTTGAGGCTCCGGCTGTAACAATTACGGAGCAAACACTCACGTTCGTTGCGGTATCTGCAACAGCCCCGCCATCCTCTCTAACTTCAAGTGAGCCTTGCCCTGTTGACTGATCTAGCAAAGTGCCGGCAAAATGCCCATCAAGTTCAACCGTCATTTCAGTCCACGCCCCACCGTTCCACCTAGCCTCAACGGTTGAGCCGGGCGTTGCACCAGTTCCAGCAACCGGCAAATCTGCTTTACCAGTAAGAGGGTTTCGTTGTTTGAAAAAATAATCCGGTGTTGTGAGAGTTAAAGCCATACATTTTAAATTATTGATCTTGATTGTCCTTTTGGCGTGTCCTCGCTCCACATGTTCACGCTATCTAATGTAGCATTTTGCCCTTCAATTATTTCGGTTAAAACATTTGTCATTTCTGTACCTTGTGCCTCATAAGCCCTCATTGCGGACGGTGGCATTTTCATAATCTCAAACCATTCTCGTTTTTCTGTTTCTGTTAAAGTTCCTAGACCAAGTGCAAGTTGCGCTACTTTGCCTTTAAAAAATGCACTACTTGCAGAGCTGGAACCAATCATTGCTGGCCTCCCAATAACTCCCGGGGTGGCAAATCCTTGATTAAGGATAGTTGTTTGCGCTCTTTGCACATTATTCACCGCAAATTTCATGCCTGCCGGCGTATTTGTAGCGTCCTTTTCGGCAATAACTAAATACCACCTATTATTGAGAATTTTAAAATCGCATTGAATACTAAGATTTGAGCCTGGCACATCTCTGAGTTGCCAATTTACTTTCCCAATAGTTCCACTTGTTCTATTTACACCTAAAAAGCTAAACATCCCACCAGCGGCGGCATTTGCACCGAAGATATAGGCCGGAATTGTTGCTAAATCATTCCCTTTCACCCATGCACCAATCCAAGCAGCGCCAGCCAATCCAAGAATCCAATCATCAAGATTATCCAAGGCTACATTTTGGCTACTGTAAGTGTAATTATTGATAGCCAAAGAGCCTCTAAAATCTAGCATCGGCTTTCGATCTGCAATTTGTCTACTTGCGATAATTTGTCTTGTTACTGGCATATTTAGTTTTTAAAGCATACATGGAGCCTCTGGCGGCACAAAGGAAACGCACGTAACTTTATGATATAAAATTGCCGCTGGCGTTCCATTAGGGTCTATAAGAAAGGATAACTCTTGCAATCCCTCGCATGAATTTATGTTAGTTAAGTCTTCCGCTGTTGTTGCGCCGTTTCCAATAGTCATTGAATCGTTCATATTCACATTGTTTTTTCTCATTCTTGTTATCCATTCTTTACCCACACCACCGGGGTCAGCACTGACGGCACTCCTAAACTTACGATATTGCGCCGTTAATTTATTTGGAGTTAGTTGATTTGGATTTGTTGCCGCAGTAGTGTTTTCGCTGGCGTAATCAGCAGATATACGAGTCCATCCCGCCGAAACTGCATTTACTCCGGTAGTATTACCAGAATGAGGATACTCGCCGGGAACATCAGGAAGCACTAGCATACAAACGGAAAAGTAAGTGGCTGTCGGCGTTCCCGTTGGGACTGTTTCAAGACATACGACATCCGTAGGGGTTAAATCCTGACTTAATCCAGTTAATATTTTTGTTACATCTCCATTATTAAACGTGACCGTTACCCCTGTATTGACTTCGTTTACGTTTAGTGTTGCAACCCATGTTTTACCCGCCGCTGGTGTATCACGAATGTCAATGCGTATTTCTTTGAGCGTTCCATCCATGCCAAATTGATGAGCGCATGTTGCGCCTGTCTTAGAGGCATTACCGGCTACACCGGAGGTCATTAGTGGCATATAGTTTGTAGCATTATTTGCCATGCTTGAATATGCCGCCCAAATCTGAACATGAGGATCTCCAAGTGTATCTACCATTGTAGCTAACTTTATATTTGTCAAAGCAGACGGCGTACTATTTGGAACGCTTGTCAGATACATGTAATCAGTTGTTGCAAATCGTGCGCTTGCCCCATCAGCACATTCATCAGAGGTAGCAGTTTCAAGCAACACACATTGCAATCCACAATTAGAGCCATTCCGTTGTATATCGAACGTGTAAGAGTCGCCACTCCCGCCAGCTCCCGCAGCACCAACAGATTTCACGGCAAAATTACTTAGTACGCACGGTCTTAAAAAATACATTCTGATCGCATCATTTCCAGTTGTCCAAGCTGCACCAGCCGCCGCTATGTTCAAAGGAACGCGCGAATTTGCGGCATTACTGGGCGATGTAGCATGATTACCAAAAATAGGATATTTCATAATTGTTAAGAGGCATTTTGAATAATTGAACCGTAGTAATTTGTGCCATCGTAATAAAGTGCAA